ACAGCAGTTGACGCAGGAACTAAAGCCTTTAAGACGGTAACTTCAATAGTTATCGCCGCACAGGAAGGCACTGGAGCCACGTTCACATTCGGATTCGGAGAATTAATGGGTCTGCCATTTATATTAAAAGACAAACCTCTTGTGTTCGTTCTTGATGATGGGGTGTTGGCTACAACTCCTGTAATAACTGCCGATGACGACGAGTTAGAAAAGAACGTCATTGATATGGACGGAAGTTTGAATGGAAGCGCGTACGAAATATTTATAGCGATTTAGGAGGTAAATCATGGCGGTAACTCAAGCGTATCTGAACAAATTAAGACGAGCAGTCAGGCGCAGACCTGACATCGACACAGATGCTGAACTGATAGACATCATCAATGAGTGCCGTCTTGACCTTGCGAGAGTAGGGATAGTCAAAGCAGAAGACGAGACCGACAGCCTCATTCTTGGGGCTGTCCGGTGCTATGTCAGATGGAAATTCGGCTTAAATTCGGACGATGCGGAACGGAACAGGTTAGGCTATGAGCAATTAAAGGACGACATGCGGAATAGCGTGCTGTACAACACGGAGGGCTAGATGTATTTCTCTGAAAAAATCACTTTAAGGACGGAAGTAATAACGGTTGACGAGTACGGCTTCACCTCGACCGAGAATGTCGACGTGGAAGTATGGGCAGATAAAGAGTCTGCTAAACGTACTGAATTCTATTCCGCACATTCCGCAGGGATAGAGGTTTCCGCAGTATTCACGGTCAACGATTATTCGGACCAGAAAATCCTTATCCATGATTCAAAGGAATACGACATCATCAGGTCTTACCGAAAAGGCGAGGGCGAGTACGAGCTTACCTGCTCAGATAGGAGGGTGTGATGGCGCAGTTCACCTATTATCCCGATAAGGTTTTTTTGGAACAGTTGAACAAATTAGCTGACGAGAAGCTCATAGAACGAGTGCTTAAAGCAGGGGGAGGCGCGATGGTTCCTATCCTTAAAGCCAATATCCGCTCTGTAGTAAAAAACGGAACGGGGGACTTAGAAAAAAGCGTCAAGGTTTCAAAAATAAAGACAGATAAAGAAGGCAATAAATGTGTCTATATTCTGCCCACAGGGAAGGACAGGCACGGGGTTTCGAATATGGCGAAACTTGCATATATCGAATACGGGGTACGGAGCAAGAACCGCGCGCCGAAGCCTATCATATTAAAAGCCATTAAAGACGCTACGCCTGAAGCTGAAAGGGCAATGCAGAAGAAGATAGAGGAGCTGACTCAATGACACCTTTCCAATTGATAACAGATGCAGTATCGCCACTAAAAGCATACGCAGACCATAACCCAAAGAAGGAAAGCGAATATGTGGTTTTCAATATCGCTGACGACAGGGGAACGGTTCACGGGGACGACCAGCCTACGCAGAGGGTTATGGCTGTACAGGTACATTACTACGCACCGCATGGCACAAACTACCTGACCACGATGACCAACATAAGGAACAGGCTTGCAGCGAAGGGGTTTACTTATCCCGTCGTGCAGGTCCTTTACGAAACAGACACAAACTCGCACCATTTGATTTTTGAGTGCGAAATAGAATTGGAGGCATAGATAAATGGCAAAAATAGGATTGAATTATCCCGTCTATAAAACATCTACATCAGCAGGGGTTATGGGCAAAGCCATACAAGCCGACATCTCAATCGAGATGAATGACGGCAAACTGTATGGCGACGACTCGCTTGCAGAAGTAGATAGAAGTTTTAAGACAGGCACGCTGACACTCGGAGTGACCGACTTGTCAGACGCAGTACAGGCTGCGCTTTTAGGTCACGCTATCGCAAACGACGTGATGACCGCGAAAGGCACAGACACACCTGCATACGCATCAGTGGGATTCTACGGCGTGAAGATGGTCAGTAATGCGAAGTATTATCGAGCTGTATGGTTCCCTAAAGTACTGTTCAGCGAACCGGCAGACGCTAACGCTACAAAGGGCGAATCAATCGCATTTGGAACACCCACTATCGTAGGAGCGATATTCGACGATGCGACAAACGGCTGGAAGCAGGAAAAGACATTCACTACAGCAACGCTCGCTCAGGCTTGGCTTGATAATCTTGCAGGAATAACCGCACAGGTAGCGACACCTGTCCCGTCAGTAGCGGCTGGAACCCACTCAGGAACACAGACAGTAGCATTGACATGTTCTACAGCAGACGCGGATATCTACTACACCACAAACGGACTGACACCTACCACAGCAGACGACGAATACTCAACAGCATTGAGCATCGAGGAATCAACTATGCTTAAAGCAATAGCTGTAAAAGCAGGAATGTCAAATTCTGAAGTTATGGAAGCAGAATACATCATAACAGCATAACTATAAGGGGAGGGTACTCCTCCCCTTGTTTTTCTTAAAGGAGGGAAATGATGATTGATAAAAAGATGAGCATAACGATTAAAGGGGTGGAATTTCCTATGGCATTCAATCTTAATGTATTGGAAGCTATACAGGAGAAATACGGAAA